ATATACAAAGACAACGGGCGCATCTACGGAAGGTACGAAGTAACTGAAAGCGACTTCGAAGTAATCAATGAGTTCGCAACAGGAGAAGAAAAGGTTGAATTAGCATTCGCGTCCACACCTTCCGCGCCTGTGGAAAATACAGACGTGGTTGTGCCTAAGTTCTTGAACGCAGAAGGTCAATTCGTGCAACCTAAACCTCGCATACTTTATTACTTCGCTGACTTCTTTGTAAATATGTACGACGAAGTGAGCGGTGACGTTTTGCAAACTGCGGTTAAGTGTTTGAATAATTATTCGACAATGAACGCAACGGTTTCCGACAAGGACTTAAACTTCGCCCCCGAAGTACCTATTCACACAATCGTAGCGAACCCATACGAGAACCTTTACAACCGTTGGTGGCGTAACTACTACCGAGAACTATTCGACGGGCAAGCGCGCATCTTAGAAGGAATGGATTCTTGGTGGCGCGTTCTTGAAATTCAAGGCTACGTCGTAGGTGAACAAGACCTTACCAAAGTGAAACTCATTCGCGTTCTTGACATCGACAACGGCTGCGACCTTTTACCCGTGTCCGCTAACTTAGACCAAACGTTAAATTGGGAAACACCGAATGGTGATCCTGCGGTAATAACGCAAGAATGTTGTTTGCGTTTCGGTTACAATTGGAACATCGCAAGGGACGATTGTTTCTCACAACCAAACGGCGGCACGCGTTCATTCATCACGCAAAGCGTTCCTTCGTTAGCACCAACGCGCTTCGGTGCGCCTGTGAACTTCAACGGTTCAATAACACAACCAGTAAGAACAATTACGACCGACTACGTTGTAACGAATTTCGACCGCATGATTTTCGCAGATACGACAGCAGGCGGCATAACTATTTACTTGCCTTCTGCAACGACAACGGCAGGTCGTGAATTGATTATTCAACGCGTTGTTTCGGGGGCTAATCCGCTAACGGTGCAAGCATACACAGGAGAAACGGTCGAAGGTAGCGGAAGCGTTACGTTGAGCGCGGCAGGTGACACAATAACAATAATAAGTAATGGAAGCGACTTCAAAGGAACATCTACAAAGTAAAGCGGGCGCAATGGTCGCCTGTTTGGAGTTCATTAAATTGAACATAAAAAGCGAAAGCAACTACGGACGTATCGCGAACGGAAAAAACAAACTAGCAAAATGGTTGTGTCGATTGCATAAGTTGACGCCAATTTATGTAAACGTCGCGTTTTGGATATTTATATTTTATATAATCTTCTTCTAAAATGGCAAATACAATAGACTTCAATGTAGACAGTAACGCGATGACCGTTCTCAATCAGACGGCTACGGCTGCTGACGGCGCTGCAAAAGGTATTAAGACATTGAAGGCGCAATATGCTGAACTAAAAAAGCAACAAGACCAATTCGATCCAGGCACTCAAAAGTTCAATGAGATTTCCCAAAAAATGGGAGAACTTAAAGACCGAATGAACGATGCAGCGGAAGCGGTAAAGGGAAATACAGGGCCTGCTATCGAAGGAATGAGTGCGACCTTTGGAATCATGGGGCAACAGTTAGGAAACCTTGACTTCGAAGGACTAACTCAATCTATAGGAACTTTTACTGCAAATCTTGCGCGTGTAAATATTTCCTCAATGACTGGTTCGCTTAAAGCGATGTTGCAAGCGGGAATACAAGGTTTCAAAACTTTGGGCAATGTCATTAAGCAAAACCCTATATTTCTTTTGGTTGGTGCAATCGTTGGAATTATTGCGTATTGGAAAGAGTTAAGCGACTTAGTTAGTGGAAAGAAGGGGATGTTGGAAAGTCTCAACAAACAAGCGGACGCGCTCAAGTCACAGGAACAATCGTTAACGCGTCAACTTGCATTACAAAAAGCGTTAGGCGAAGGCGCGGCAGCAATTTTAAGAACCGAACTAGATATGCTTGCAAACAAACAAAGGCAAGCGGAAGTCGCAATGGAAATAGCGGTTCTTGAGGACGATAAAGTGAAGTTTTTAGAAGCGCAACAACAGCAACTTCAAGCCATTAATGACGTAGAACTTCGGAGAATAAAAGTACACAAAGACGCGCAAGCATTACTTGACAAAATACGCGCGGGGAAAGACGACGAATACAATAAACAGTTACTTCAAAATCAAGCGTTTAGTGAGTACAAAGCGCGCACGGAAGAACTTGGTGTAGAGCAGCAAAGAAATAACGAAAGAGCAAGACAAGTCAACAACGAAATTGCAGACGCGCAAAGAGCAGGAAACAGAGCGTTAGAAGAAAAGTTAATGTTAGAAAAACAATCTTTGTACAATCAGAATGTTTCCATTCAATCTAACAAAGACGAAATATGGAACGCGGGAATGGCCGCGAAATCAGAAGTCAAGACGGAGAAAGAATTAGAGAGAATAGCAGCCAGCAAAGCGGCGTCAGCAAAAAGAAAAAGCGACGCAGAAGCGGCAAGTAAAAAGTTAGCCGACGACATTCTTTCAATTGAGCAGCGCATAGTTGAAGTTCAACGTTCTTTGATGGCTGACAAAGACAGAGAAATTTTACTATTACAAGAAAAGCAAGCGCAAGAATTAAAGACATACGAGAAAGGAAAAAAGAGCGCGGAAGATTTGGCCAAACTAAAAACTTCACACGCTACTGAATTAAAAATTCTAACGGATAAGTACGACAAAGAAGCGCAAGAAAAAGAAGCTGAAAAGTTAGCAAAAGAAAAGGAAGCTGCGCAAGAAAGACTTCACAATAAGCAACAAGAACTTCTTGATTTGCAAGCAATAATTGAAGCGGCAGACGAAAGTAATTTTCAATCTACATTATCGCAACAGCAACGCGATTTAATGGCTTCGCAAGATTACTACTTCAATCTAATTTCACAAGCGGAAACGGCAGGCTTAGACACCGCAGCATTGATTGAAGAACAAGGACGCAAAGAGAATGAAATAAAAGACAAGTACCGCAAAGAAGACGAAGCTAAACAACAAGCAGCGCAAGACTTCAGACTGAAGCAATTAGGCGAATCATTCGCAGCACTTGGCGCGTTAAACGACGCGTTCACAAAGAAGGGACAACAACAATCGAAGAAACAATTTCAGATTCAAAAAGCGTTGAATCTCGCGTCGGCTGTAGTCGATACTTACGGCGGTATCAATAGGGCGTTGAACGACAAGACAATGCCTTCAACAACAGCGCGTATTATTCAAGCGTCAATCGTTGGAGCAATGGGACTGGCTAACGTTATAAAAATATCAAAGACGGAATACGGTAACGCAAGCGCACCTTCGGGAACGAACATGAGCGCGGGTGGTGGTGGCGACGGCGGAACAACAGCCCCTTCACCTTCGAACTTCGCTTTTGTAGGAAACCAACCCAACCAACAACAACCACCCCTTCAGGCGTACGTCGTTGGAACGCAGGTGTCGAGCAACTTAGAAGCGCAACAATTAATTCAAAATCAATCTCGCTTAGGCGGTTAAAAAAAACAATATGAAAAAAATTAAAGTTATTGAATACGGAATCGACGACGCAGGTTTGCTCGGCGTGTTCGCGATTAGTGTTGTTGAACAACCTGCAATCGGTGTGGACTTCGTTGCGCTAAGCGAACAACACTCTGTAAAATTCAAAGAAGATTTCAGAGGTCTTTTGTACGGAGCGTTGCTTATTCCTGACCAACTGATATACCGACGCGACGACAAGACCGAAGAAGAATACTATGTTAAGTATTCGAAGGATACTATTCGCTCCATTGCTTACAATTACTTGAAGCAAAACATGACCAACAACGCAACCGTTGAACACGCGAAAACTGTTGAAGGTGTTTCGTTAGTTGAAACGTGGATAATCGAAGGCGAGAACGACAAGTCTAAAAACTTCGGCTTCGACCTTCCTGAAGGAACGTGGTTCGGTTGCATGAAAGTCGAGAACGACGAAGTGAAGCAACAGATACAAAACAAAGAGGTTCTTGGTTTCTCAATAGAAGGAAACTTTGCCGTTGAGAAAGAAATGTACATGAGTAAGCACGACGAATTTGCTGCCATTCTTGACGAAATAAACGAACTTCTAAAAGGCGAGTAATGAATATCGAAGCGGGTGGTTTCCTGAAGTTGGAACTATTCAACGACGACGCTAACCTGTTTCTTCTTGCACTCACAAAGATTACAAAAGAGGGTGCTGCAATGGGTTTTAAGACCTATGGGTTGAATGAACAGGAAGTGAAGGTACTGAATGACATTCTCGAAAATTTAGGATAAAAAAACGGGGGTAACTACTCCCCCGTTCAAACCTAAAATCAAAATGTAATCAATGAAAAATCGAATTACGAAACAAATCTACGACATTTTATATTTAGGTACTAAACATTTAATAAACACTTATATGAATTTACGAGAAAAAGTAAATGCACTATTTGCAAAACACAATGTTTCTCTCTCTGCTGAAGAAGTAGTTGACGTGAAACAAATGGTTGAGGCGATTCTTGCAGACGGAACGAGTATCTACTCGGACAGCGACACATGGGCTACTGGTGTTCGTGTATTAACAAAGGACGCAGAAGGCAACGAGGTTGTTGTAGCGGACGGAGAATACACAACAGCGGAAGGCGTTATTGTAGTTGTTGCAGACGGACTACTTGTTGAATTGAAACCAATGGTTGAAGAAGAACCAGAAGTTGAAGTTGAAGAAGAAAAACAGTCTACGGACGAATCACTAAGCAAAGAGGTTGAAGGACTTCTTTCGTTGGTTGCAAAGTTAGAAAGCGAACTTTCAGAAGCTAAAAAAGCTAACGAGAATCTTTCTTCTGAAGTAACAAAGTTAAGCGCACAGCCTGCCGCTACTTCTATCAAAGAAGTAAAGCAAGCAAAACAAACAGCTTCGAAGCCATATCACAAAATGAGCGCAGAAGAACGTTTTATCTTTCACCTTAAAAAATAAAAAAACAAACAATAAAAAATGGCTACTACAACAAGTTTAACTACGACCTACGCAGGTCGTGAAGCGGCAGGATATATCCGTGCTGCATTTTTGAGCAATGAATCACTTTCTGCGCTTACAATTAAAGAGAACATCGAGTACAAGCAAGTTGTTCGTCGTTTAGTTGACGACGTAACTTTCGCAAATGCTACTTGCGACTTTACAGCAACAGGAACGGTAACACTTTCTGAGCGTATCTTAACACTTGAGAAATTCCAAGTTCACAGACAATTGTGTAAAAATACGTTTTTAATCGATTGGGAAAGCTCCTCAGAGCAAAACGGACAACTTCACGCTTCTTTGTCTGACGCTTTAATTGCTAACGTAATGGCGGGTGTTGCAGCACGCAACGAAGTATTGATATGGCAGGGTGTTAACGCTAACGCTGGTGAGTACGCAGGTTTCGAAACTTTGTTCTTGGCTGATGGTAATGTTCTTGACGTTGCTTCTCCAGAGGCAATCACTTCTGCAAACGTTATCGAGGAAATGGGACGTTTAGTTCTTACCCTTCCAACACGCGTTCGTCGTGCAACTGAGAAGCCTGTAATCGCAGTTTCTTCAAACGTTGCTGAAGCATACAGAAGCGCAATTCTTGGATTAGGTGGTGGTTACTACCTTTATCAAGGAGAGTCGGTTGTAATGAACTGGCAGGGTCAATACGACGTTATCGAGTGTCCAGGAATGAGCGACGACACAATGGCTTTCTATCAGAAGTCTAACCTTTGGTTTGGTACTAACTTGTTAGACCAATGGAACAGCGTTGCACTTTTGGATATGTACCAATACGACCTTTCTGACAACGTTCGTTTCGCTTGTTCTTTCTTCGCAGGTGTACAATACGGTTTCGGTGACGAAATCGCATTCTATCAATACACAGCATAATTCAACCATTCTAACCCTTGCATAAACAGAGGTAGCGGCTAAACACCGCTCCTCTTTTGTGCTAATAAAAAACATACAAATATGTGCGAATTAAGTAGCGGATTTACACTGGACTGCAAAGACGGAATCGGTGGTATTAAGCAAATCATTTTGGTTGACAAAACAGAGGTGACGTCTTTCACTTTAGACGGAAGCGAAATTGTTACAGCAATAAACGGCCCGTTAGCAGGTGATTTGTACACATACGAATTACCAACGCAAACAGGATCTTTCGAAGAAACAATCAACTTCAACCGTGACGCGGGTACAATTTTTTACACTCAGACGGTAAATGTAATGTTAAACAAATTAAGCGCGGCAAAGCGTCTTGAATTGCAAAGCGTTGCACAAGCGAGTACGGAGCAGACCTTTCTACTTCAACAGCTGCGACTGGAGCAGTTTTGGGTGACATGAATGGTTACACTTTGGCATTCGTTCACGAAGCAGGAAAGCGAGCTTACAAATTAAGCGGTGCGCCTTCGACAATTCTTGACTAATCAAAAAACTTTTACACATAGAGGGGCAACGCGCTCCTCTGTGATGTAATTTTAACGTAACGTAAAGGAAGGAATGGTATACCTCAACACAAACACAGCGAATCAATACGCGTATCTTTCGTTAGACGAAGGACGTGCGTACTTCAACGTTGCCTTTACTCATTATCTTCTTGTCATGACATACGAAATGACAGGTGAACAACTCGCGCAAGTGGTCGAAGTAATAAACGAGAACGAACGCGTAACAAAAATAAGACTTACCACCGTTGGTTTGGTCGATGCAGGTCGTTATCATTACGAAGTGTACGGTCAAAACAGCAGCAGCAATATAGATCCAACCAATGCTTCCGTCGTTGGATTGATTGAAAAGGGATTAATGATTTTACAAGACGGAACAATTTTCTTTGACGTTTCTTCGCCAACGATTCCCGTTGAC